TTCTTCTTTTGTGGGTACTTGAGGTTGTACTGTAATATCATAGTTTTGGAAGTTTGATCCCAACCCAGGCGACCCATTACATTCTAATATGAAAATTTCACCATCAACAATAGCATGATCAACCCCAACCATATAAGCACCTGTTGCTCGTGCAGCTGCAATGATTTCAGATTTCTCTTTAACATTTAATGTGTAAGGAACAGTCTTTGCTCCTCTATGTTTATTGGAACGAAAATCTTTTTCTGGTTTGATTCTTTTGGTTGATGCTACAATTCTGCCATTAAGAACAATAGTTCTAATGTCAAACTCAATTTTCAAAAACTCTTGAATAATCAACGGAGCATTAAACTTCCACAATGATTGTATAACACTCATCATGGATTCCATATCATTAACTTTAGAAACACCTATACCCTGAGTACCAGTGAGAGTTTTGATAATAACAGGAAACTTACCACCGATACGATCATGAGCATCAATAATACTTTTTTCATTATTGATTAAAGATGTACGAGGAGTGTTAATATTATTACGCTCAAATGCAGTATAAGCTGACATTTTATTATCGCAAGTTAACATACCATCACGATCATTAATCATCATACAACCAGCATTTTGTAATGTACCCAACAATGCAAGTCCAATCTCATTGTCTAAAGAGCCTGCTCGAACAAAACATACAGATGTTGCAGTTTCTACTACAATGTCTTTTTCTTCACCATCATAATTTTTGATAGCAACAGTACCTTTTTCGATATCGTTATCTGAAATCCAAGCCTCAGTAGTTACGACCTGATAACACGACAAACCTAGTTCTTTACAGGTATCAATCAACATACCAGAAACAACCTCTGGCTCTTTTGATTTAGATGCAGTTAGAATTAAGACAGTAATCTTATCTTTCTCTTCTTTGGCCTCTGCAATGTAAGACTTGAATTGCTCCATTAGACTTCTTTCTTTTTACCGATATTATATTTGGTACTAAGTTCCCACTCGTTTTTTTCTTTAAAACTTAAAACTTTTATTTGACTTAGTGGAGCTACTGGTTCTGCACTACCTATAATATCTACTAAACCCCAATCTTTTAAAAGGTTAGCAATTGTGTTTCTACGAGCAATATCATTCTCAGATAAATTTACAACCTTACCATCAAGAGCAAATAACTCTTTAAAATGCGTAATGAAATATCGGCCTTGTTTATGTAGTATATGGCAAGACTGATATAGTTTACGTTCTTTTCTTGAAGCAACTCCAATTCGTGATAGTGTCTCTCGTACCTTTAAAAAATCATCTGGTTCTTTCAAACCAACTTCTAACATCTGATCTTGTGTCCAATTAATCTGTTCCATTATTTCTTCCACCTTTATTTAATTTTTTTCTTATGGCAGAAATTTGTTCATCAGATAATATTTCAAGAGCGGATTTTGCTTTTCCATTACTATATCCATAATACTCTTTAACATACTCTAAATTATCAACTTTCATCGCCTTCACCCAAGGAGTGAATCTTTTCCTTGGTCTAAGACTATTTATCAAAAAATCAAACTGAAGTTTCTTATCTAGGTGTGGTAATTGGTTCATTTCATTAACTAATTGTATAGTATCAGGAAAGGGTGCTACACACTTATTAACGATATATGGGGGATATTTCTTCTCCCATTCTTCATCTTCTCCGTCCATAAGTGGTTCTTTGGTTTCATTAATGGCTTTAAGGTAATCTTTTAGTTCATAGGTCATATGCTTCTTCCCAAGTCATCATATTAGCAGATTGTTCTTCTTGATTTGCAGTATCTAACGATAACAAGTCTTTTTTTAATTGACCCTTAAACTTTAAAATTTGTTCTAATCTTGGTAAATCCAAGATACAAAACCAATAAGCAATTTCTTCTGCATCCTCACCTATTAAATCTTTTATAACTTGTCGATCATCTACCAAACCACCTTCTGGCATGAAGTATGCAGTACCATAGACAGAATGAAATAAACCAGCATCTTGTAGGTATTCTGAAGCTCCTAACTTCTTTAATATTTCACTAGTACCTATAAGATGTTCTAACAAGGTTCCACCAGAATGTTTAACTTTATCAGAACCTATACTTTTGAGAAAATTAATTTTCTTTGTAGAAAATAAATCTTCAGACATTAGTTAATGACCTCTACTTTGAAATTGCCTTTAGATAAATTATCTTTATAAAAATCTAACCGATCACGATTCCCACCAGAAACATTACATTTAAAAACAACACAAGTTCTTAATTGATAACACTCTCTTGATATTGGTAGAGCTTGGTGTGGAAGGTAAGCATCAAAAATAATTAACCGATTACCTTTATAGGTAACGCTTTTGTCTAGCTGGAAATTTGCCTTATAATTAGGGTCTTTTGGATTACCAGTATCTTCTTTATATACTGCTGTACCACCGCCCCACTCAAGTTCCCAATCAAGTCTTGGATAATAGATCATGGTAAAATCACCATCATCTGTATGGATATGTGGTTCAATACCGTGAGTATGAGAATTGCAATAAATTCTTTTAAAACCTTCTATATCGTATTTTTCTTTGAACTTATATTTTTTCAATATAATAGAAAAGATTTGAATAGCCCAATCATATCCAGCACTAATACATTCTTCTTCATTATTACCACAAAGAACGTGCCAATGTTTATTTACTTTAGTTATATTAGAATGATAATCATACTTCCAAGATATTTGCCGTACCATATCATCAACTAAAATAGCATTATGTTCTTCTAGTACATCATCGTATATATCTATCATTTGAATTTAGCCCTACCCATAATTTCTGTTAAACAAGCCATAATATTTATTTCTTGGTCTGCAACAAAAGCTGACTTGTACTGATACTCACCCAATACCACAACGCAATGAGGGATAGTAGAGCCATCCACATGCTCATAAAGATTATCATAAATGCTCCTGAGCAAATGTACAGGATCATTATCAAGATTATCGACAACCCATTTTCTAACATTAGTAAACTCCTTATTTTTCATGCAATGCATAAGTTCTTCTATGTTTACATCACTTAAATTTACCAGTATTCCAGCATCAATTGTACCTGACATTGAATACCTTTGTAATTCATTTAAAGTTCTACGCCAGTCTGGAAAATGTGTTTTAATAACTTCGGCAACAACTCTTTTGTCATACTTGATTTCTTCTATATCAAGTATACTTATAAGTCTTTTCATAAACTCAGAAGAAAGATTCTGTTTCTCAGATTTAGGAATAGAAAACTCAACTACACTGCAACGAGAGTGTAATGGTTCAATCAAACGATTCTTATAATTGCAAGTAAGAATAAATCCACAGTTATTATGAAACTCTTCCATTAAACCTCGTAAGGCTGGTTGAGTAGATTGTGGATTTAGATAATCTGCTTCATCAAGTATTAGATACTTTCTGCCACCTTCGAGTGAAACAGTAGAAGCAAAGTTTTTGATCTTAGTTCTGAGAACGTCAATACCTGACTCCTCAGAACCGTTGATCATCATATAGGTAGCACCAATCTGCTCAAGCATTGCTTTTGCAATAGTTGTTTTACCTACACCAGGCCCACCTGATAATATCAGATTGGGTATAGTGTCACTTTCAACAAACTCTGTGAAAGTTTCTTTTAGATTTTTAGGAAGTATGCACGAGCCTACATCCTTGGGCCGATATTCCTCGACCCATAAAAAGTTTTCCATAATATAGATTCCTAACTTTAAGCGGCATAAGAAGATTCTGGTTCCAGAGCAATAAAATACTCTATCGCAACATTAGTGTTAGTAAACTTACTAATGTTTTTTGAAGAAACTTCAACCCCATAAGAGCCAGGAAGTAGTTTTAAATTTTCAACTTTGAACCAGAATTTATAATCAACTTCACTGGCAGGAACATCAAGATCAAGTGCAAAATCATTTGCAGTTGTATTCTTTTTATCTGTCACTTTAAGTTTACCGTTTTCAAGTACCATATCAGGAGCTCCAATAACAGATGCAGCCCTTGTTATTTCTGCAAGAGTATCACTAGAGAAATTAAACTTAACCTCATTAGAAGGCATAGTAATATCTTTAGTAGGTGTAGTAACCACAGATGGATCAGAATACCAATACTTTAAAGATTTAGAAGAACCTTCTTCTGTGATGACAACAAAATCATTTTGAAAATCTAAATCTGGAGTTCCAAATAAAGATAGTGCAGATAGAAATTCATTAAGATCATAAATTGCAAATTCTTTTGTAAAGGATTCATCTACCTTTGCTTTAGCAACAATGTTCTTCATTGCTGACATAGTAGTGATATCACTACCTTCCTTGATTACAAGGTTTTGGTTAATGGTTGAGAAATTCTTCAACACATTTATTGTTTGACTACTTAGTTTCATTTACACTTTTCTCCATAATGTCGTGATTGTATAAAGCTATAATACCATAGTGGATGACTTTTAGCAAGTCCCTTTTATTATAACCATCTTTTTTTCCATATCGTTGTGCGTATTTCATGATGTTACCGATACAGAAACCTTCACCATGTCCACCGTCTATGATGAACTCTGTAGCCTGAAACTGGTTCTTGCTATAGTGTTCATCATAAGTTGAGTCGATGTACTCTTTCAAATCAGACAAAGTTTTGTCCTCATTATATTTGTAGTTAACTTTTGACAGTTACTTTCTCCTTCATTAAAATAATATGGATAAAATTACTCATCACTAATACTTTTCCTTATCCATGCAATCTTCTGGTCCTTTGTCCATTCACGCAGATAATTATTATCTTTATCAAACAGTTCAAGCATGTCTTCTTCATTCATCTCAACAGTATCAACAATATATTCGCCCATGTGTTCTTGAGAAAACTCTTCACATTCGTTCATATTAACTGTATCGTTAGCCCACTCAATAGCATTAACTGGAACTGATGGATTTAGTTTCTGTAGATCATCACGGTGCATTACATAACGCCCACGGTGCGATGAAATAGCAGTAACAACGACATAATCTTTATTTTTCATCAGACTTCCAATTTTCATAATCTTCAAATACCATATTGTATGAAAGGACTTTTGCAACAGCATCCA